AACCGAAAGGGTATCCCACTGGCCTTCAGTGATTACAAGATTATTCCGTTTACGGTTCTGTTGTTCTGCTACGTTTTGTCCGAACAGTTTATTTCCAATCGTGACATTTCCAATACAAGACCAATGGCCTTTTTCTTCCTTAGTTTTAGTCAGGTCTTGCTTGGCGTAGCCCGTTACCTTACCTTTCTGATTAACAGAGGGGAAATACACTGCAACAGGCGTTTTGCCGTCCTCAGTAGATACTGCCACCTTTACACCAAAACGCTCCAGAGTCTCTTTTCGAATACCACGCTCTGGTACATCTGCGACCTTGAAAGTAGAAACCTCTTGTAGCGTTTCTTTTGGTTCAAAGCCTACATCACTGCCCATGTTCTCTCCTTTCTTAAACTTGCGAAAATAACTCAATTTTAGCCCCTATTTATAATACTAAGCTGCCACACATGGGCACTGCTATACAGAGTCAGTAGCGTTGCCCACATCGTTACAGCACGAAACTGTTAGTAATTTTGATAGCAATATCCTGATTTGTATAATACCCGTTAGCATCTTGTAGTAGCCATTCGTAGAGTTCCACAGCCGTGGTATCCGCAGAATATACGAGTGTAACTGTACTAAAACCTAGTAGAGTAAGACTGCCTTTACCATAAACCTCTACCGTAAAAATTGCTTGCTTAGTCATTATTAGAGGTCTCCATAAACTTCCTCCTCAATCTCAAACGCAAACTCTTCAGAGATAGCCTCAAGCTCTTCCTCGTCTACGCAATGCTCGCCAATACAAGCAGACAGAAGCTTCCAACCCTCACGATTTACCACGACTCCCATCTCATAGCCAAATACATTAATGTTCTTGATAGTCATAATCTTCCTCCACTTTAGATAAGTTTTCCAGAATCTTTTCTTCCACGAGCGCTTCGTAATCACTGAAAACGATAATAGCATCTTTCTCTGGAATGTCAACTCCCTCATCAAATACAGCATAGCACTCAAAATCCACCTCAGCAGGATAGCCTTGATAATCCCAATCAGAGGCTTCATCCCATCTAAACGTTCCGGGAATCTCTGGGCAATAATGAGAGATGTTGCACTTGAATGTGTACCCATCAAGGTTGATGTACATTACTGTCATTTGCAAAGCGCCCCAGCAGTTGCAGCCCACATGAAAAAGGAGAATGCGAAAATAAACAAATCCCACATAATCCACTTATGAATCTGCGCTGATTTCTCTCCGAATGGGCTGAAATTAGACTGATAGTGCATCAACGCAGGAAATGCAAAGAAAGAAATAATTGCAACAATCCCGAAAAGCATACTCACTCTGTAATCTCCTCAAAACTCCCACCAGCTCGACTATAATACCCGTCACCAAGGTCGATGGAACACTCACCAAAGCTCAAGAAAGCCTTGGGGCGTACATTGTCCTTAGTAAGCTCCAACACCTCTCCGGTAAGCTTACAACGAAACTTGCGTCCAATCCATGCTTCTGGATGGAATACGTAGTCTCCTTGTCGTACAACCTCACTTGCTTCTGTGTAGTCCATGTCAACCCTCCTATTCTTGAATAAGTCCATCATCCATCATTTGCTTGATCGTGTCAAGACTTACGTTGTACTTCTCTGAAAGGCTTTCTTCAAGAGTCTTCTCAGGAATGTTTCGGAAGTGGAAAATGTCCTTGATGAAAATGTGTCCATATGTGTGGTAAAGAAGCTCGGTGATAAAAATCACCTCGTCATTTCTGGCCCAATAAATGATGTTTCGTTCATCATTTACTCCGAGGCACATAATGTACTCCTTCCCTGCTTCAAGATCTCCTACAGAGAGGATTTCTTTCGACTCTTTTTCCCCGTAGAATGGAATCAGGCACTCAGGAATTTCTACGCCTTCTTCGTTGACAGTGAAGTGCCAATACTCTTCGTCCCCCATAAATTCCCAATGCAGGAAAAGGTCTGTCGGGTAAGTTACCCCATTAACCCTATAGCAGGACTTCCCATCTACCCCTTCCTGCAGAAATGGGCCACATGTACAGGATTCTTCAAAATCTCTAGCCTGAACAACAGACTCCCAAGTCTCAGCAGTCCACTCATATTCCTTACCCGGGATGTAATATTGCTTAGCCATTATTGTTCCTCCTTTACCCGTACAGAAATCACAACTTCGCAGGATTGGTTACGTGGAAGATGTGCTTCACACTCGTCAAGCAGTGTCAAAAGTTCCCTTACGTTAACTCCATATCCGTAGTGGAGTAAACTTTTGTAAACACTTGCCCCGACAATCACCGTTCCTACACCGAACAATACAATTACAATAAATTCCTTCATTCCATTTCCTCCCTAACTTTAACCTTCTTAGGATGGAGCTTCTGCTCCTTCTTCTTGTCAAGCTCTACTTTAGGCTTGTTGAAGGAGAATGTGTGTTTCTTGACAATGTTACGTTGTTTCATTTTAATACCTGATTAATTTCTACAAGGATTACGTCAAAATCTTCATCTAAGAACCAATCCTCTCCGTAGGCTTCTTCCATGAGTTTACAGCATTCATCTCGGCTCTTGCTGGCACTGAAAAGCATCACATCGTCATTTTGTTTGTAATGACCCATCCAATACTTTGGACTGTACTTTTGATCAGATTTCATCTTTTCTCTCCTCGCAAACTCTCTTGTATTTGTTTGTGTAATTGCATCTTCCTGTAGAGTCATCGCCAACCCTCCCCAAAGAAGGAATTCTTTCCTTTTCGCGCAGCATCCAGCGCACCTTCTGCTACAGCCGTCACCGTACTACTGTGCTTCGTAATATTCACCTTCACACCGTTGAAGTCGAAACTCACTTTAGTATTCAACAGCTCTGCAATCTGTACAGCTTCTTTTGTCATGGAGTAGATGTCTCCCGGCCTCCAAGCAAGATCAACGTGGGTCCAAGTACAATTCATTTCAATCCCCTTCAAGTGGACGCTCTTCTAGCGAATGACTCTATCTTACCATTAATCTACTCGGCTATGTCAACTAAAATTTTCTATAGCTTTACACCTTACCGATAAATTTCTCCTATCCTCTTGACTTTCTCGCTTTGAGTGTGTTAAGGTGGGACTCGTTTCTGCCATTAGGAAGTTATTCTAGTGGAGATCGGGTTGAGAGAGACATGTCACACCATTAGGTCGCACACCGGCTCAACCTTAAAAGCCCACGAAGTGGAACCAGCTACGGGCAAACCCAAATAATTAGAGCTTGTTGAGGGGAAGCTGCTACGCACCATGTGTAGGAAAACAAGCAATTCGTCTGTCTCACAGGGCAGCCTAGCGATATCTCAATTTGGATATTGTAAGGGAGAAGTTATCCTCCTGACACCCTCTACTTCGGTAAGGTGTTGGGTAGGGCTACTTATAACTTCTTCCTAGCTCAAACTCATTTGGATATGTATACAGGAGGAGGTGTGAAAGAGTTAAGAATGGCTATGACTCAAGAAGAGTTAAAGCAAGTGCTAGAGTATAGAGATATCAATCTCAAACGTGCGAGTTCGAACAGGAACGAAAACACAGTATTTAATGCCCTACCTAAGCAGGATCAAAATGGTGAAACCTTGGTGTGGGAGAGACAGTATGTATTTGGATACAGAATCTTTGACTTCTACTGTCAGCAAAGAAAGATTGTTGTAGAGGTGGATGGAGACGAGCATAACAAAGAATATGATTCATACAGAGATGAGTACCTTTTCAGGGTATATGGCATAGTTACGCTCAGGGTGAGAAATAAAAACACTTCTGATCTTAACAGCGTTCTCAAAGCGATCCCTGCCATTGGGAGAAGCCCTTACGGGAAGCGTAATTTATTATTCAAGGATATTCTTGGGGCTAACAGTTCACATGTGGATAGGGAGAAGCTAGCAATAGCAATACCGTTTGACGACGAGCACAACCTCATGGGTAGGTTTCTCTTATCAAGAGGGTATAAATCAGAGTATCAAAAGTTTAATAATTACAGCAAAAGACATTGGTTACAAATTATAAAGAAGTACCACGAGGTTGTTCCTCGCACATCAGATAAGAACCATTTTCGTAACCTTTTGCATAGTCTTGGGATGTCTGTAGTAAAGGTGAGAAAAGACTACCTGTTTGACCCAGAACCTTCTGATTTGAGTAATTTCCGAAAATGGAAATCCGTCAACGATAAAATGATTGTACTATTCGCTGATATGTCGTACTCTGTACGAGGAAAGAGAGGGGTTGGTTTACAATGCTTCTTGAATGAGGCAGGATATGATGGTGATTACAACCTTGTTGTAAGAGCAAAGAACACATTCAGAGAGGCAGACAACTCAATCACTCTGGGTAGAGTAGAAGGTAGTATAACCTTGAAAGAATATGTGGACGCTAGGTGTGGTAAACTACCCAAAGCCCTGACAACGAAAGAAGCTAGACTGTTTGGTGCATCACTTGAGAAGGGTTGGTATAAGAAGTATGCTGACGTTGAGGCAAAACTGGAGGATGTAGTGCAGTGCGTTAAAGGAATCCTGACTAGCACTAAAGTTACAAAAGCTTACAGGATTAACCTCAAGAAATATTTCAAGATGGACCAAGCACTAAATCATTGACAACGACGAAAAGCGTATCGTAAAGTATGCAAAACAACTAATGCTTTTGGAGGAATAAAATGCAAATAACACGTAATGAAAAACAATTTGAACCGATTTCTATCACTCTTGAGAGTCAGATGGAGGTGGACGCTCTTGTGGATACCTTGTACCTCATCAATGCCAACACCACAGGTTCGAACGAGGGTACACGGTTTATTTCAGGGCTTTCTAGGGAATTAAACGAGTACGCCAGTAATAAACATAAACTAGTTTATTACAATGAACCATACGGTAGTGTGAAAGTAAAAGCAAAGTAAATTCTAGTCAAAGAAAAGCCCCTGACACCTCGAAAGAAGTGCAGGGGCTTTATTGTTTAATTCTTATTATTTTCAATCTTTAATTCGGGACTAAAAGTATTAGTGACATTGACAGACGCTCTACTTGTTATTGTGTTTGTGACAGCTCTGTCATACTTATTCTCAACAACATCTAAACGCCTATTTATAGTGTTGTAGTAAGTATCTTGTCTAGCCTCTGCCTTGGCTACTCTATCCTCTATATATTCAAGATTTTGCCTTAGTTGTTTTTGTGTTTGTTCTACATGCAAATCTACACGGTCTTGAATATATACAGTGTCCCTAGAGCTTCCAGCCCCTTTTAGGAGAATTGTGTTTAGTGTTACACCAGTTACGATGATGACTGCTATCAGAATATGTCTGATTGTTTTTGATGTAGATTCATCCACTACTTCCTCCTTATTTTTTAGGAGATAGGATGTGTGCCTCTAGTCTAGAGAGAGATGCCTGTTGGCTCTCAATCTTGTTCAGGAGATTAGTGGAGTGCAGTTGTTGTACAGTGTTAAGCGTATTAATCATGGCATCCATTCTGGAGTTGATACTGTTGACAGCCTCTGTAAGCTCCTGCTTTCCAATCTTTTCTTTATCCAGAGCAATCGAATGTCTTTCTAGGTTCGATATCCTTACTTCTTGTTGCTTAAAAGTCCAGACACTCATAGCAATAAGCATAGATAACAGTAATGCTATGATCGACTTCGATACACTCCAAGCCTCTGCTTTAATTTCCAATGCCATATATCTTCCTCACTTCATTAGTCCACTCCCGTTGTTTTTCAATCAGAAGATAGTAGTCCCCAACACAAGATGTGTTCTGCAAATAACCTCTAGTCAAACTACCTAAAGAAACCCCTGCACCAACAACAGCACAGGGGTGCTCTAAAAGAGCTTCAGGGAGAAGGACAGGGATTTCCTTGGTTACTTCTTTTACAACTATCCGTGAGCAACTTGATAATGTCGTCAGGGAGAATACTATCAGCATCTTGAACAACAGGCTTCTGTTCATTTAGGATTTCCTCTGCGTGTTTCAATTCATCTTGAAGGGAGGTTTTCCTACTCTCAAGCTCATGTTTAAGGTCCAATAGGCTACTCTCTGTCTGTTTACATACGAGGTCTGCCGCTTCTTTAGATTGCCTGCACTCAGAGAGTTTTTGTCTCTCGTCGTCTAGACTTTTCTCTAGGGAAGTCACAACCGAATTAAGGCTATCTACTTCACCCGATAGCTGCACAGTCCTCACAATAAAGAATGAAAACAGAGTGAGAATTACAAGGAAGATAGTTACTTTGAGTTTTGACATTTCAAAGATTCTTCTCTTTCAATATCTTGCTCTGTCTGGTCGATGAACCTGCCAATAAGACCAGAGATAGCTACAATCATCACCAATGTCCCTAAAAGGGGCATGCTGATGTGAGAAGATACCATCCCTACCACAGTACCAAGAGTTAGGGATGATGCTATCAGCAGGTTCCCTAGGAGTCCCAAGAAGGAATAGCTTTTAACTACCCTCTTCCAATCTTTATGCCATTTCATTTAGTAATCCTTTTATTGTAATGCTGTTTTGTCACTAGAAATAAATACCATCGAAACCACGGCGCATCCAAGTCTGTGAAGATTGTCATGGAATAGCCCGCAACCACCATTGCGGGCTATTGTGATGTCACGACCGTTGTAACGGCGCCAACAGGCAGAAGCCGCTAGATACCAACTCTATAGAAGAACACCCTCGCTAACCCAGGTGCCCGGCGTTCCGCCTACAGTGCAAACCCAGGCAATTGGCTGACCTACCGTCGGCACGCTATTGATGAACCTATCGCCGCGATTCCACGTCCCGGTTGTAGGGGCTGCGTTTGCCCTAACGGTTGCCGAGCCGCCCGAGTCATAACTGACCATTGGCGGCGTTGCAGCGATGGAAAGTAAAGAACTACCCGCGAACACATTCCCACTTCCGCTCGTCATAACCGCATACGGGTTTGCGTCGTTCTGAATCGCGACATTGGTTGTGAAGTTTCCGAAAACGTTATCGGAAATGGTCGTGCGCTTGACGGTAGAACCATTGATTCTTACGCCATAGTATTCCGTTGCAGCTTCATCGCCGATTGCGTTGCCGACAATAAAGTTTCCAGAACATGCACTATCCAGATAGACGGCCGAACCAAGCTGGTTACTAAGCCCTTCCGTGTTGTTGAAGCTGATTCTTGACGATGCCAAAATACAGCGACTACTACCGGTGAAATACACTCCCTGCTGGGCGTTGTAGGTGACATCGCAATTTACTGCCGTCACATCGGCGGACTCACTGACCAATACGCCGACCGTAGCGTGATGCGGGGAGCTCCCATCGATGACAACGCCGGCACCTGAGCGCCGGACGCGGATGGCCGCGTCAACTCCGTCAGTTCTCAGTCCATTGATCCTAACGCCCATCGGGAGTATCGGGCCAACGCCGTCAGCCTGACCGAGGATGTTCACCCCGAACTTACGAGAGCCGACGATCACTCCGCCATCGATCACGATGCCGCGAACCTGGCTTGCTGCTAGGTCGGACGCATACGCGAAGCCATAGTCTCCTGGGTAAACATATACGCCGGTATTTACGTCATATGCATCGATGTTCTCCACCCTGACGTTGAAGGCTCCCGAGATGAAGATGCACGACGCCTGCTCAGCAGTGGCGCCAAGTGCGCACTTCCTGAATCGTGGATTGACGACCTTCACGTTTCGCGGATGATAGGTTTTCGTCGGAGTGTCGTAGTTATCAGTAGACCAGTGGACAAGAATGCCGATGCCCGCAGATGCGGGTTCTGACGTGCCCTCAATCACAGGATTTTCAATGATGATGTTTTCGGCCTGTCCCATCACCACAATGGCATTCATTGCGGGGAATCCGCCGATTACTTTGACATTGCTGATTCGGATGTTCTGGCAAACCATGTTTGCTGGATGACCTATGTACTCTCCGACAACGACAGGCATTCTCGAATCGCCGGTGTGTGGCGCAACCACCATAGTACCGACCGGCTCAATTACCACATTTCGCAGTTCGGAATTCTGGACGTTCTTGAAGCGCAGGCACGATTTACCATCTACGTTTATCGTGTAACGGAGCGTAGATCCGCAGAAGTCGACCGTGGCATTTGACGGAATCAGAAGCTCGTCAGTTACAACGTAGATCTTGTCAGGCTCTGCCTTGAGCAGCTTTCCGGCCGAAGCAGCAAATGCCGCCTGGAGCTTTGCGGTCTCGTCTGATTCGTCTCCGACAATCCCAAAATCCTTGAAGCTGAGTTGATCGGATAACTTTTCGGAAACCCAGCGCGAAACAGCACCTGTTAAGCTGCTGAACCATGCAACCATCTGCGCCCCCTTCCCCGGATCGCCTGCGGCGGCAAGGTCTTCATCGAACTGTTCCAGCGCATTTAGCCGCCCAGGGATTGCTGAAGCATCGGGCAGGTCAGAGTTCTTTACAAACCTTGCATCTGACTGTCCTTTCGTGTATACGTCTAGGCTCCCTCCAGCAAAAGCAACAGCCCAATAGGTATTAGTGCCGTCAGTTGTCGGATTCTGTACTATAGTAGATGGACCTGTATTCTGCACAGCCCGATAAACAGTACCTGATGAATCTTGTACATAACTCTTATTAGCAATGTAATCAGTCGTAGCATCCCATTCAGCTATCCCTCGCTCGTTGACGTGGGCATTGAAAGCATCCTGTCTATTCTGTACCCAATTCTCTACTTGGGCTTTGGGCACTTCTGCTACCCAGCCTGTCTCCATTTTAACATCTGTCGGAGTTTCTACATCCCCAAGAGCTGCCCAAATCTTTGAAGATATGTCAGCAGGTTTATTTGTAGCCATTACTCACCTCTCTTTAATCCGTCTATGCAAAGTTCGTATTCTGTATTTCTTCTATTTACCAATCCGCGCAATACCTTACCTCCCGCTTTATCCCACCTAAGCAGCTCTCTACATGCCCCTTCTCTGTCCCCTGAGTTGAGCTTTTTAAGTAACGTAGAAGATGAAAATGCAGAAACGCCGACATTATAAGTAAAAGAGAGGTATGCGATATGCTCTTGATCTGACAAAGGAACACTCACGTGCAGTAGCATATCTTTATTGTGTGACACCACGTCAGCGGCGAGAGAATCCAAACACTCTTCATCGGTCTTGTACATGCCCTCCTTGATGTCCTTTGTTTCTCCATAACAAATTGTCCAAATCTGTACAGGGTCTAGATAAGAAGTATTGCTTTTCCCCTCAAATTGTGCAATAATAGCCGCTGCTGTTGCGAGAGTACCACTTAATCCGGCAGCGGCTATATATTTAATTATTTTACTATCCAAGAGAGGCTCCTTGTGGGAAATAAACATGTGTATTTAGAGTACGATGTAATGGATAATGAGAATCAGTGGATTCGCTCATTTAATCATCGTGATGGCTTTGGCTCTACCCAATACCTAACAAGATGTGGAAGATTATGGGAGGCAATGCAGATTAGGTGTTATAATGAATTGTATTTGTCGAAATTCCCAACATACTCCGGCTGCACGAATGCATTCTCTAGTTTTCAAGATTTTGTTGAGTGGGCAAGGGGAGAGGTCGGGTACATAGCAACAGATAAATATGGTAAATTTTGGTGTCTTGATAAAGACATTCTTGTAAAAGGGAATAAAGTATATTCTAGTAATACTTGTTGCTTTGTTCCAGAGGCTATAAACGTACTATTCTCGACTAAACGTAACGGCAAATCGAATCTGCCTGTGGGAGTCACTAAGGATAATAGTAAATTTAGGGCCAGATGTCACACTTCCTCCGGCAGAATAGATCTAGGAGTATACAAAACCCCGGAAGAAGCTCATAAAGCATGGCAAGCTACAAAAGTCAAGCATATTCGAGATGTAGCAGAGGAATACCTTGTGTATTACAAAGGAAGAGAGGATGTTTACGCCTCTATACTGTCCAGAGCAGAAAGCATAGAACAAGAAATTAAGGATGGGATTATCACCACATTAATTTAAACCATACTAGGGAGAGACCTGCTACAAAGAAAGCCGCTATGATTTTTTGCTTTAAACTTTTCAAGGTCTCTCCTTATATTAGAATTTAATAATCCCAAGCATGGCAATGTTTTTCATGCGGGTTTCTGTTCCTCCTGTTGATGCGTTAGTAACAATGGCTGTATGGGCATGTTGCCCAGCTTGTTGGATTGTTGCGGTTGCAGTATGTGCATGGGATGCGTTGATGTTTAGGATTGCGCCGTTCCCGCCATCAGCACCACGACCATCACCAACATTTGTTACACTGCAAATACCACTTCCGGTTACGGCAGATTTACTTCTTCTTACGGCTACAGAATCAAATGAACCTGTGAGATTGGTTTGTACAATACTGACGCTGGCTGTGTGAGTATGTTGCCCAGCTTGTTGGATTGTTACAGAATTGTTATGAGAGTGACTAGCAAACAAATCGCCCTGATAAGACCCTTGAACTCGTGAAGGGTCAAGGTTCCTACCTCGGTCAACACCGCGAACAACGACACCTCTCATATCCGGTAGGTTGAATGTTGTACTCCCGTTACCAGCACCATAAGTAGTACCAATCACTGCAAATAGGTCTGCATAAGTTGTGCGACTAACAGCACTGCCATCTGCAATCAACCACCCTCTCGGGGCAGAGGTGCCAGCAAACATCTGAGTAGAACCCGTAGGGACCATTGCCTCATATGGAGAGAAGGCGATGTCCCAATATGTTGGATTATTTACCGGCTGGTTTGTATTTGTAACTAAACAGCGATAAACAATCCCAGAAATGGGATCAACAACATAACTCTTATCAGCTTGATACTCTGTTTCACTATCCCAGTAAGGGATACCGTGTTGGTTTACGTGAGCATTGAAATTATCTTGCTTGTTGTCTAGCCAGTTTTGCACTTGGTAAGGTGGTTTTTCAACTTCCCATCCAATGTCAATCTTGCTTACATCTGGAGCAGACTTGAGTCCGCCCTGTGCCCATCTGTTATTAATCCCAGAAGGCTTAGAAATATCGGGCATTTATACTACCTCTTAAACTGGGTTGATTTGATTACCATCTGCATCAAAGAAGATGAGTTCCACGCCGAGAGGTTTCAGCATGAATGGGGTAAGGTTGCCGTCTTTATCTGGAATTTGTGCATGCAGCATCCAGATTTCCAACAGTGTTAGAGGTCTTGTGAAACGTACCGAGACTGTCGGAGTTCCGGTGTTTACCAGGGGAGTCACCCCATCCCAATAAAGGCCACCCGGAGCGATTCCGTCAGTGTAACCTTGAACATTTACAACCCCTTCATAGCCAAACCACCCAACATCTTGGGTTTCTACATAGGTTCCGCTGCTCCCAAGGCTTCCATCCCCAAATACATAATCAAGAAATCTGAGAAAATCGTCTGTAGTACCTCTAGAACTGTTCTTGAGTATTCTGGCCCTGATCATCCGACGATATGTTTCATCATCCAACGAAAGATTCCCGCCAATCGGAGAACCCTTAGAGTACCAATATCCGCCGATAGATGCGTCGTTCAAATCCCCGAATGTATCTGCTGTTACGTCTTCCAGGAATCCGAAGAACGTGTACAAAGCAGCTTGGGCCTGAACTCTTGGTTGCCCTACCAAGTCTCCGATGATATCTAGTTGTCTTCCTTGAGCTGTATCTAAGGAGCGATACTGGAGAAGGTTATTAATCTCGTGGAATAGGGCGCTGTGTTGTAGAAACATTATCTGAAGATGCTTTTGGAATACAGGCTTATCTTTATAATGCTCTGTGATCCAAGAAAGAGCTTCTTGGTAGTAATCTTTTGAAGGTAATGCTGGATTAATCACACTACCTCCTTACGTTGTAGTGATAGTGATGTTGTCTGCGCTAAAAGAAGCGATCTCGTCGTATGCAATCGTAATATTTGACGTACCGACAGGGGAGGCTGTTGTTCCAATAGTCATAGAGCTGACATAGTGACCTCTCACTTGGTTGATTGGGGTGAACAGCCTTGTATAAATAACATCGTCCCCTATCTGGTATGCTCCTACTGTGAAGTCAATAATCGCTTGCTTGATCTGGTCAAGGCCGTCTCCGGGGAATACATCAGTGTCAAGTACAATCGTAAGATCAATATAAATCGGAATTTCTGTAGGTCTTGAGAACTTTACAGTACGGTTACTTCCACGAACATCCTTTGCAATGGCGCTTGTATTCCCTTGAGGGGAAATACCTAGAGGTTTATTTCTCCAAATTTCCTGAGCGATTTCAGTATCATTTCCACCAGACACCACAGCAACATAAGAATAAGGAGGAACGCCGTTAACAGTGACACTACTATCATTTTCTTCGATGTTAACACTGTATACACCTTCAAGATTACGCAATGCAGAATACAGTGAATCCCACAGGTTGATTGCTCGTGTACTTCTTGAAGTTAACAGGCGATCTCTGAGTTCTTCGTCTGTCTCAGGACTCCTACCAGGAGTAGCAGGATTTGGGTTAGTTACAGAACGCCAACCAAGAATGGGAGTAGAGATAGATACAATTGTATTAGAATCTTGTTGCAGAGGACCAACTTCTGTTGCTGTGGCAGTGACAACCATCTTCATTTGAGAGAGCTGAATATTACTCGTGATCGTAAATACTGCCGGGGAAGTGGGCTGTAATCTATCAATCGTGAGTGTGTTACCAACAAGAGATGCTGAAAGCTGTGTATTATGAACAGAGTCAATTACGAATTTAATCCCCTCGGCAACTTCGCGCTGTGTCTGGCCACCGGGTGAAGTGAATGTAATTGTAGATGTACTTGTTCCAACTCTATAAGTGATGATGTAATCTTGGGGAGTAACGGCAGCTGCGGGAACAACGATGATAGATGCAGCATAGTTTGTAATGTTTGCACTTACATTGTTATTAATTTGCCATTCAGTTCCAGTGTCTGTAGCTCTAACAATAGAACCTTGAGGGACTGTTGTAGCCGCATCCATCAGAAGAACTAACTGCACAGAAGAAGCGGTAGCTGGTTGAGCCTCTAGGCCCACTAGCTGGGCTAAATTCTTTAGGGGAATACCTTCGGCTGAGTTAGGGTCAGAAGCGCTGTAAACGCCTTGTAGAGCCTCCCACAGATCAGCAAGAGAGGGGCTGACAAGATTCACTAGCCTTCCGATGTTACTGCTGTCACTTGTATCAACAACGTCGTTTGGGTTGGTCAACAAGTCTTGGAATACTGGAACAGATTGTTCTTTCAACTCGCTAATAATTTGTGGCAGGCGTTTGAGTTCAAAACCTGCCGGTGTTAGTCCTGCCATG